AAACATCATAAGCAAATTATTATTTGTGATGCTCTTGAAGGCTCAATTTTTAATGGTGATATAGAGACTGACTTAAATCTAGTTGTTGGCTGGCAATCAGTTACCGACTTCATAAACCAACAAGAACAAACCACAAAGAAAGTAGCGGAATTAGAGAAATTAATTAAGGAGAAACTATGAAACAAGAATACAGCGAAAAAGAATTTAAAGAATGGGATGGAAAAACCCCTTTAGTCCTCCGTGGAACTGATGAGTATTTCTTCGACTGTCATCAATTATTGGATTTTATGGCTGATACACTTACGCCTATAGATAATTTTGAATTCATGTTATGTGAGCCGCAATACGCTTCAGGGTACGAAGTTGATCCTGATGACATATTTTTTGACATTCTGCCTCAAGATATGAGTTTAGCTGAGATGGCCCCTAAATTATGTGATGCTTTCGCAGCTCTTAATAAAGCAATTGATGATTCAGAGGAGGTTATTTCTTGGACTGAAAGTTGTTTTAGAACTACTGTAACAAGAGAAATGGCTGAGAGATTTTAGAACAAACCATTAACCAAACAAAATGAAACATAAATACAACGTAGAAGATTACTTACAAATCCCAATACCTTGGAAAGTAGGCGATGCTGTGAAAAGAAAAGGAGACGACACAATTTATATCATAGAAGAGTTCTTGGATAAAGGAGATATTAGATTAAAATATTTCGGTCATAACTTTGAAGATAAATTTAAAATACTTAATTCGGGAAAACTCGAGAAGCAATAGAGTTCTTAACTAATTATATTAATAAAAAGGAGTAAGATCATGAAGATAATCTGCGCAAAATGTGATAAAGAGGTCGATTATTAGGAATATTCCGATGAGCCAATGAATAACAACAGAATAATTACTGTGAAATGCCACGGCGAAACCGAGACAAGGGCTTTAGATTTATTGCTGTTCGGCAATGAGTTTAATTCGATTGATATTAAACATATGCCATTAGTAGCTTTTAATGAATTTCAGACCAAACAACTTGAATCAAATAACAGTGACTAAAGACCAAAATAATTATTAATAACAAGAAATACGCTGGATTAGCTCAATTGGTAGAGCACTTCACTTGTAATGAAGGGGTTGTCAGTTCAAATCCGACATCCAGCACCAACTAAAACAAAAAACTAAAATGAGAATATTATTGACTTTAATATTAATTCTAATATCTACTAACGCTTACGCATTATACGAAGATCAAAAGAGAAATGAAGAACTCTTTCGACAAACAAAAGAAATGCACAAGAATAACTTAATAAATGACATAGATCAATATGAACGTGGGAAGACCAGCCAGTTTTAAATCAGTAGAAGAGTTACAAGAGAAAATATATCAGTATTTCGAAGAGTACAAACTACTTGATAAACCATTGACAGTCGAGATGTTAGCTTGGAGATTAGGGACTAACAGACAAACGATATTAGAGTATGAAAACAAAGATGAATATTCTGACACAATAAAAAGTGCTAAGGAGTATATACTAGCTACTAAGATGGAGAATTTGAACACTAGAGACGGTAACACAGCAGGTATAATATTTGACTTGTGTAACAATGGGAAATACAGCAATAAACATGCAAACGAAGATAAAGGAATAAGCATCACAATCAATGATAAATCAAAAGAGGTTCTTCATGACTAAAGAGAAAAAGATAAAAACACCAACAAAAAAGAAAGCAGTAAAGAAAAAGACTTTCAAGCAACAATTAATTGAATCAAATATTAGTAAAAGAATAAGCCCTACCGCTCTTGGCTTAATTGCCAATAGATTTGAAAGGGACGAAGTGCTAAAAGAGATAATAATCAGATTAAACCCATTCTTTGCAAAATGCTCAATTGAAGATTTCCTTGAAATATCAAAAGCAATTGAAGAGCTGAGAAAAGGTAAATAACTCGAAAAAATGTTAAATCATCACTAATTTTTGAGAAAATTCATTAAAAATTGAAACCGCATAAATAAAGGGTTGAGGCAACTTCGCCCACGCGGTGGAGACAAAAAAAATATATGGAAATTGACATCCCTTTTAACTGGACACCAAGAGACTACCAAAAACCCCTTTGGGCAGCTTTACAGGAATATAAAAGAGCAATATATGTCTGGCATCGAAGAGCTGGAAAAGATTTGTTGGGCTTAAACTACTTAATTAAAAGCGCAATACTAGATACGCCCGGGACATACTGGCATGTATTCCCAACTTACAATCAAGGCAAGAAAGCAATCTGGACAGAAACTGACATCAATGGCCGCAAATATCTTGACTATATCCCGAAAGAGCTAATAGCGTCGAAGAACGATCAAGAAATGAAGATTAAATTCTTTAACGGTTCTGTGTATCAAATTGTAGGCTCTGATAATGTGGATGCTTTAAGGGGAGCGGGTATCAAAGGAGCTGTATTTAGTGAGTACGCAGAGCAGAGGCCGACAGCTTGGCAAGTGATCCAACCTATGCTTATGGCAACGAATGGCTGGGCATTGTTTAACTTTACGCCCAAAGGTCACAATCATGCTTACGAGTTATGGGAGATGGCAAAGAAGAATGATAATTGGTTTACTCAAATATTAACGGTTGATGATACAAATGGACAAGTATTTACCACCGAGCAAATACAACAAATAAAACAAGAGTTTATAGAGCAAGGAAAGACTTTAGACTTGTTTAATCAGGAATATTACTGTTCTTTTAATTCAGCGGTCGAGGGGGCTTTTTATAGTGAGCAACTAAACGAGGCTAAAAAAGATGGTAGAATTACTTCAATGCCTCATGAATCTAATTTACTAGTTCAAACGTGGTGGGATCTTGGGGTAAGTGACGCAACGGCGATTTGGTTTACTCAGCAAGTAGGAAATGAGATTAGAATTATTGACTTCTTGGAAGACTCAGGCAAAGGGCTTGATTTCTATATCAAAGAAGTAAAAGCAAAACCCTACATATACGAGCAACACAACGCACCACATGATATTGCTGTCAGAGAGTTTACTAGCGGTAAAGCAAGAATTGATATTGCACATGACTTAGGAATTGATTTTGACATTGTGCCAAATATCCCCGTTCAAGACGGCATCAACGCTGTACGATCCGTATTCAATAGATGCGTCTTTGATGAGGATAAATGTAAACAAGGGCTACTAGCTTTGCGTAACTACAAAAAACAATTTGACGAAATGAAAAACACGTTTAAACTCAAACCACTACACGACTGGTCTTCTAACGCTGCTGATTCGTTTAGATATATGGCAGTAGGTATAAGCGAAAGAAAACCTAAATATTATCAACCTGAATACGCAATTAAGTAATGGGAGCAAGTAAGACATTTAATAAAGTGGTAAATACTGGGATCCTTGGCCTTCCAGGTACTGTTTTAAGGAAGCAAAGGCTAGCTTCTGAGAGAAAAGGAAGGGCTGAAGGTATAGCAAGAGAGCAAGCTAGATCAAAAGAAGAGATTGCAAGACAAAAAGCCATTGCTGATGAATCAGTGCGCAAACAAAAAGAAAAAGCAAGAAGGCAACTTATATTTGCTGGCAATGCTCAAAATAATTTATTTTCTCCAACTCTTGGCGGAGTAGGTGGACAACAAACACTAGGCTAATGGACATCAACACTTTATTAAAAAAAGCAGAATTATTAAAATCTGGTCGCTCTAACTTTGAGACGGAATGGCAATATGTTGCTGATATATTTAGGCCAATCAAAGCTAATATAACAAGTCAAAGATCACAAGGTGATAAGGAGCAATTAAGACGTATCTTTGATTCTTATCCTGTGAATGCCGTACACACACTAAAATCAATAGTTATCGGCTTATTCTTTAATCGCTCAATCAAACCAATAACTATTGTTTCACCTATTGAAGAAGTAAATGAAGATATTGAAGTCAGTGAGTGGTTGACAGATTTCACTAATTTAATCTTAAAGACCATGTTTGACCCTAAGAGCGGGTTTGAACGTTCTTTAAGTGAAGCCGTGGCCGATGATATTGTTTTTGGTACAGTTGCCACTTTGATTGAGAAGGGTAATTTTCCTATTAAGTACCACACTTTACACATCAAAGATTATTGCATTGCTGAATCAAAGGATGGAGATATTGATTATATTGTCTTGGATGTTAAAAAAACAGCTAGACAAATTATTCAAGAATGGGGCAATAATCCCGACGCACAAATAAATGAAAAAATTAAAAAAGCAGCAAACAAAGAGCCTTTTAAAGAATTTCACTTACAATTACACATTCTTCCTCGTGAAGAAAGAGAAGAGCAAAAGATTGATATATTAAATAAACCTATCGCTGGTTACTGGATAGACGTTGCCAATAAACAACTAATAGAAGAGACTGGTTGGGATACAATGCCAATCGCAATAGGTAGAAGCGAAAAAGCATCCGATGAAGTTTATGGAACTTCTCGCGCAATGATGGCTTTAGCCAGTGCCAACCAATCCAACGAGATGTGGAAGCAGTTAAATGAAGCAACTGAACTTGCTTTACGCCCCCCAATGAATGTAAACGCTAACTATTCGAGAGTGCTCAACCTAAAATCTGGTGCATTAAACTACCCTGAGCAAAAGAATTTAGCCAACGGACGCGCGGCAGTAGAACCGATTAATCTAGTCGGTAGTATTGCGGCAAATAAAGACTTAATTCTTGAGATTAAAGAAACTATCAAGGACACGTTCTTTATTGATAAGTTAAAAGTGTTTGAAAATCCCAATGCAACAGCGACTCAAGTTCTGGAATTAAGAGCAGAAGGCTTTAGGATTATGGGCGACTTTGTAACCTCTTTGGTTGATTATATGGATAAAGTCCTGACTAGAACATTTAGCTTGCTCTACTCGCAGGTTTATGATCTAAACAACGACCTTATTCCTGATAACGGCTTATTCAATAAAGATCTTCCTAACCTTTTAAAGGAAAACAGAGAGTTAAAGATTGAGTACATTAACCCAATTGCACAAAGTCAGAAGTTAAGCGAATCCACTTCAATTGATAAATGGCTGACTGACGTTGCTAACCTAGCTCAATTCAACCCTGATGTATTAGACCTTGTTAATTTTGATGAGGTTATTAGATATAAAAGAGAGATCTTAAACATTGAACCTGAATTAATTAACAGCAAAGCAAAGGTTCAAAAACTAAGAGAGCAAAAACAAACTCAACAAGAGCAACAAGAGCAAATAATGCAAGAACAAGAGGCGGTTAAAACTGCCGCAATGGCAAAACAAGCGGAATTAGTATGAACGAACTAGAAAAAATTTATTCTGAAGTATTTAATAACGAGAATGGAAAAACGGTAATAAAGGAGTTGGAAGCTTTTATTATGACGAGCTTTCCTTTTCATGTTGACGATATAGCAAAAGATGCTCTTTTAAGAGAAGGCGCATTACTTTTACTTAACCACATTTATGCCCAACTCCCTAATAACTAAATAAAAAAAACATGACAGAAGAAACAAACGTGTCTCCAAATGAGATAGCACAAGAAACTTCAACCGAAGAATCTTCAACAGCATTTAACTTTGCTGATTATTTCCCCGAAGATGTAAAGAGCGACCCCGACTTCGAGAGAATTAGCTCTAACTTACCACTAGATAAACCAGAAATGCTTGCTAAAGAGCTTTACCACAAAACTAAACACTTTGGTAAAGTCAAAGACGAAGTAAGAAAAGAACTTGAAGGAGAATTTAACAAAGAGTATGCTCCAGAGGATTACTCTTACGAAGCCCCTGAAAACTACGAACCAAACGAAGAGATTTTAGGAGCTATCAAATCTAAAGCTCAAGAGTTAGGGATTAATCCAGATTCATTTAAAGCCCTAGCAGAAGAGTATATGGGATTGGAACAAGGTGTTATGACAAAGAGTCAAGAAGAATCCGAGGCTCAATTTCAAGCTCAAGTAAAAGAAGAGTCGGATTTTTTAAAACAAAAGAATGGTATTGAGTCTGAAAAACTAATCGAGCAATCAAAGACCACTTGGAATAACTTTGTTGACCCAAGATATAAAGATATATTTGATAATTTTGACAAAGGAACCCAACTTGTTTTGGCTGATATGTTAAATAATATCTCTAACAGGGTGAGCGAGCCATCGACTGGCAAACAAGAATCCTCTTATACCATGAGCAGAGACACTGCGCTGTCTAGAATTGCTGAAATAAGAGCGGATTCAAAAATCCCTGAACATCAAAAGACATCAATGCTTTCTGAGCTATACCCCATTGCTTATCAAGACCAAGATGCAAAATCACTAGGCATTGTGTCAAATTTAAGCAAGTTATAAATATATACTTGACAATAATTTGTTATTTAGTATTTATCTAAGTACCTATTTTAGGTATGTGGGGCTAGAAACGAACCCTAGCCCCATTTAGATGATTGTCCGCACACGAAGTAAAGGGTAGCCTTGTAAGGTCTTTGAAAAGTTAAGGGTAGCAATTCTGGGAGTGATCCTGTTTTTTCTATTTTTAATTTAAATCAAACTTACAATGACTGATTCTCAAAATCAAATTCATGTTAAGCAGTTTAAAGATGATATTATCCAAGCTGTTCAACAAAACAATTCACGCCTTGATGGCACTGTTAGAAGAAAAGAAGCTGTAAAAGCTGAAGAATTTTTCTTTCACAAGTTAGGATCTTTTAACCTACTTGAAAAAACTTCTCGTAACGGAACTACTCCTTTTATTGATCCAGTACACACTAGAAGAAAAATGACTACTGCCGCTTTTCATGGCGCTTTATTTATTGACGACTTCGACACTGATCGTTCAATCATTTCTGGTTTAGATTCTGACTACATGCAAGGCTTGATCAAAGCTGCAAAACGCAAAAAAGATGATGTGATCATCGCTGCTGCAACTGGTACTGCGTATGAAGGTAAAGACGGCACAACTGCTTCTGCACTTCCTTCTTCTCAAAAAATCGTACACGGTTCTGCTGGTCTATCTTCTACTAAGCTTTTAAATGCTATGGAAATCATCAAAGGCAACGATGTTGACCCTGAAGAAATGGTTTACTGTGCAATTACTGCTTCACAAGAAAACGACTTAATGCAAGACGAAAAAATCATCAATGCTGACTATACGGCAGGCGCGGTTCTTGATAAAGGCATTATTGGTAAATGGAACAATATCAACTTTATCCGCTCTGAAAGACTAGGTCTTGATGGCGATTCTAATAGACAAGTCCTTCTTTATACTGAAAACGCTTTAGGTTTCGGTATGGCTAAAGATATTACTATGAAAGTTGGCGAAAACGCAGAACGTTCATTCACTAAAACTCTTTACCTTAAATTAGACGTTGGTGCTACTCGTATTGAAGACGAAAAAATCGTTGAAATCGCTTGTACTGAATAATTAACCTTTAAATAAATTAATATTATGGCTGTTGTTACAACAAAAGGTTCAATCAACATTGACAATCTAGATTCAGATCCAATTGTTTTGAACTCAAAACTTTTTAACTCTCCTGTTTTAAGACAAGTAGAAACTGTTGCCATCGCTGCTGCTGATGACGATACTTCAACTTATACTATTGCAAGAGTTCCTTCTAACGCTGTATTGTCTAATCAATCAGAAATCGAAAATGACGCTATCACTGGTGGTACTGACTTCAATGTGGGGTTCTACTACACTGATGGTACCGTTATTGATGATAACGCTTTATTAGACGCTTTAGACTTAAGTTCAGCAACTTCAACTAAACTTCTAAGCGGTGTAGATAAAAACATCCGCAACCAAGAAGTTTGGCAGTTAGCTGGTCTTTCTTCTGACCCTAAGAAAATGATTGACATCGTTTTGACTTCTGTAACAGTTGGTACTGCCGCAGGTGACATCACTATGGAAACTTTCTACACAGTTTAAACTCCAGTAGGGGGTGTAAAAGCCCCCTATTTCAATTTATAAGATTATGACTAGAGGATTATCCGAAGCTACAATTACAGCTCAAAATACAGGAACAGAAGCCATAAGAGCAAATCAAACAGAAATAAACGCAACTGGTGATTTTGAAACTGGTTCTTTTGCTGGCACAGTTCATTTACAAAGACGTTTTATTGATAATGGTGTAGCTGGCAACTGGATTGATGTTGAAAGCTATATTGCTACATTTAATAAAATTATAAAAGAAGTAGAAACAGATGTTGAGTATCGTTTGTTTGTTAAAACTGGAAATTTTTCTGGTACTTCTGCATATTTAAGACTTAGCTTCTAATGACTTCTAAAACTTCTATTTGTAATAAAGCATTAAGAAAAATTGGCGTAAGTACATCAATCAACATTGACACTGATACTTCGCCACAAGCTACTGCCTGCAAAGCAGTATATGACGATCTTCTTTTAGAAGTTTTAAGAGAACATGAATGGAACTTTGCTATTTTCAGAAAGAATTTAGCACAAGATTCCACAACTCCTGCTTACGAGTACTCTTATCGTTTTGTTTTGCCAACTTTCCCGATTATAGTTAGGTTGTTAGATGTGTATAACAACACTAACTATAAGATTGAAAATGGTTACTTACTAACCAATGAAACAACTGCAAAAATTAAATATGTAGGAAAAGAAACAGACCCTAATAAGTATGATTCTTTATTTATCGAAGCTTTCTCCTTAAGAATAGCTCAAGAAGTTTGTTTCGAACTTACTGGCGATAAAGGTTTAAATTCCTCTATGTTTGAATTGTATAATGTTGCATTACAGAACGCTAAAGACAAAAACTATCAAGAGGACAATCTAACACCAATCACTGGCAGTAAATACAACGATGCCAGAGAAACTTATTTTAGTAACGATATATCACAATTAGTTGAATAATGCCTAGAGTCTCAGAACTAAGGACAAATTTTACCGCTGGCGAACTTAGCAAGTTAGTTAATGCAAGAGTTGACTTCGGTAGATATTATAACGGAAGTGAGACCGTAGAAAACTTCCTGCCCCTCCCCCAAGGACCATTATTCAGAAGAAAAGGCTTTAAATTCATAGCTGAAACTAAAGACTCATCAAAGCAATCCTATCTAGTCGAATTTGAATTTAGCGACAGCCAATCTTACGCAATAGAGATGGGAGAAACCTATATGAGGTTTTTCAAAGATATTGCAAGAGTTTTAGAGAACGAAACAACAATCACAGGCGCAACACAAGCTAACCCTGTTGTTATAACAGATGCTGGACATCCCTATGCCAACGGAGATGTCATTATTATACAAGATGTAGCTGGAATGACAGAACTCAACGATAAGGAGTTCACAATTGCAAACAAAGCGACAAACACTTATGAGCTACAAGGGATAGATGGCACAGGTTACACAGCTTATTCATCTGGCGGAACTTCTTCAAGAATACATGAGGTTGCTACGCCTTACCTAGAAAGCGAAATACCTGATGTTAGATATGTGCAAGATTCTGATGTTATGTATTTTGTGCATCCTAACCACCCAATCTACAAACTAACCAGACTTGCGACTAATTCGTTTAATTTCTCTGAACTTACTTTACTTAAGGGTCCATTTGTTGCCGAAAATATCGTATCAACCGATTTAGTAGCTTTAACTGGCGGCTCTCCATGGGGTGAAGGGGATAGTGGAACATTAACAGCAAGTGGCGGCCATACGCCTTTTACCTCTGATCACGTAGGCGGACTATGGAAAATAAGAAGCGGCACAGATATTGCTTTTCTTAAAATAACCGCCTTCACAAGCTCAACAATAGTTACCGTAGAGTTTCAAGCTGCAATTCCTGCATCTTTACAAACAGGTACTCATTTTACTTGGAGTGAGGGAGAGTTTAGCGATGCTAGATCACATCCCTCTTGCATTGCTCTACACGAACAAAGAATGATACTTTCTGGCACTTCTTTTAACCCTCGCAAAGTGTTCTTCTCACAATCAAACGCTGATTATGAAAACTTTGAGGCTGGTACAGAAGACAATGACGCATTTAATATTAAAACTGCTTCCCAAAAAGGTGATATTAAATGGCTATTCTCCGATGAGGTCTTGTTTATTGGAACGACTAACGGCATATTTAGAGCTACTAGCTCATCAAATGGATCTGTACTAACACCTAGCGACATCGATGTAAAAAGACATATATCTTTCGGCTGCTCAAACATTCCACCTAGATTAGTAGGAAGTTCGCCACTTTATCTTCAAAAAAGCAACAAGAAGATTAGGTCTATTAATTACAATATTAATAGCGATAAATATGCAGCGCAAGATCTAACTGTTGACGCTAATCATATCACAGGAGATGGTATAGTTCAACTATCATATCAGCAAGATCCGCTTTCGAATCTATGGGCTGTGCGTAGCGATGGCCAACTAGCCTTGTTAAGTAGTGAGCAAGATCAAGAGGTTTTGGCTTGGTATAGGTTTACTACACAAGGTAGTTTTGAGTCCATAGCGGTAATTAACAGCGCAGATGATACTGATGAAAATTACGCTATAGTAAATAGAACAATTGATGGCTCAACTAAGAGATATGTTGAAGTACAAGATCCTAATTTTTTAGTCTCTAACTTTTATAGAACTTATCTTGATTCATTTTTAACATATAACGGAACTCAATCTATAGTTTTAACACTAGATTCTTCTAACGCAGAAGCTGCTAGCTCCTTATTCACATCAGATGATATAGGAAAGGAAATTCACGACTTAGACGGAAACGGCAGAGGCTTGATCACTGCTTATGTTGATGATCAGAATGTCACCTTAGATATACTAGAGCCATTCGCAAATGACAGCCTAACTAATTGGGCTTTTGCAGTAAAAACCATAACTGGATTAGACCATTTAGAAGGTGCTACAGTATCTATATGTTCGGATGGAGCGACTATTCCTGACCAAGTAGTCTCTAATGGAGTTGTTACTTTAAACCTAGCTGGTGCCATAGTTCATGTAGGTTTATCTTACACCTCTACGCAAAAATCAATGCCTATCGAGGCAAGAGCCTTAGCTCAGACGATAGGATCGACACAAAGTAAATTAGATCGAATTGATACAGTTTCTATACGACTTGAGGACACAAACGGTGGCAAAATTATATCTAGTGAAAATACAGTTGTAATTCCTGCAAGATCAACTAATAATAACATGAATGAAACACCTCCTCTATTTGAAGGTGACAAAGAAATCAGAACTGGTGGAACTTGGGGAACGATTAGTCAAATTTCAGTTGTCCAAGATGGGCCACAACCAATGACTATCAAAGGTATAACTTATAAAGTAACGGTAAATGATAAGTAAAGAATTTAAGTTAGATCATTTAGACTTGGTTAATTTTAAGATAAATTATCCTAATTTAAACGAATTAAAAGGCGAAGTATACCCTTTTGACGAGGATAAAGCTTTGACTTATATAAAAGACGACAAGATTATATTTTGTTGCGGATTAAAGCTAGTTAGGAGGGGTGTGGCGCATTGCTGGGTGATTCCTAGTGTTTATGTGGATAATTACGCAAAAAGCTTCTACAAAGAGATTAATAATCTCTTAGAGAGTTATGTAAAAAAAATGAATATTCATCGGGTGCAAACCACAATTACCGATGAGTTCGTGAAGTGGATAGAAATGTTAGGGTTTGAAAAAGAATCCACATTAAAACAAATGACCTTCGATAAGAAGGATGAATATTTTTATACTAAATTTTATTAATTATGGCAACAGGCGCAGTAATTGGTGGAGCGGTCTTATCTGGCGGAAGTCAAATATATGGCGGTATTCAAGCTAGAAAAGCAGCAAAAGAACAACAAGCAGCTTTAGACGCTAGGGCAAGACTAGAAAGAGAATCTGCGGAGTTTGAAGCTATTCAAGCTGGTCGTAAGTTTGATAAGTTGCTAGGTACGCAGAAAGCTAGAATATCTGGAAGCGGCATAATGCTTGAAGGGTCGCCGATGATGCTAATTGAAGAGACTTTAAGAGATAAAGCGGAAACTATCGCTAACATAAAAAGACATGGACAAGCAAGATCTGATGCTTTAAAAGCTCAAGCTGGCAACGTTAGAGATGCTGGAAGAGATGCTTTAACCTCTTCTATTATCGGAGCCTTTGGCACTGGATTAAAAACAGCAAGTAAATTTGGAGGCTCTAAATAATGGTAATGATTCCAAGAAGTCAGGGTGTAACAGTAGGAAAGACAACCGAAACTGGCCTTGCGCCAAAATCTATAGCGCAAACTCAAATAATACCTAACGCACTAGCTAATCTAGGCGGCACTATTTCATCAATAGGTATTAATAAACTCCAACAAGAACAAGCCGAGCAAAGAAAGGCTCAAGAAGAGTTTCAAGCGACACAAGCTTTGGATTTTAGAAATAAGCTTAGAGAGTTTGATAATCAAGCAAAAATTAGATTATCTGAATCAGCTAACGATCCAGAGATTATAAACGGTGCAAAAGAAAAAATAAGCGAAGAAAGGAAGAATTATTTTGAAGAGTTAAGCGCATCTTACGGTGACGACAAAAGACTCCAAAAGGTTCTTCAACAAGAATACGAAACCAGTCAGGTAAGCTTAGATTTTAGTGTCGATAAAGAGCTATCTAACAAGAGAAAGACTTATGCAAAGAACGCTCTTTATAGCACGGTTTTCGACTTAGAAAATAGGTTTAATAACGCCAAAAGAGAAGAAGATTTAATTCAAGTAAGTCAGGATTTAAGCGACACATTAAATTTAGGTTTAAAGCAAAACCTTGTGAGTGTAAAGGAGATAAACTCTATTGAAAATAGGATAAGAGAGTCAAGGAAGAGAAAAGAGAAGGTGCAGGCCGATTTACTAGAAAAGGCTCAAAAACTAAGGTTTAGCGATCCGTGGAAGTTTGTCGATACCTTCGATAAAGAAGATGTGCCAGAAATTGATTTAGTAAACGTTGAAAACTCCGCTGAGAGCCTAGAAAAAAGAATTGAATTTGTTTCAAAAAAAAGCGAGCAATATCAAATTGATATGCCCCTGCTTAATAAAAATGAATCCGAAGCTTTAATTAAAACACTAGAATCAGCTACCCCAGAGAATGCAACAGGTTATTTAAATAGTTTAACGAGCAATATCACGGAAGAGCAAAAAGACTTATTAGCTAAAAACATATTTGAAGAAAATAAATCACTTGGTTTAGCGATTACCCTTGCCAATGAGGACGGCAAAACATCTTCGGAAATACTATCTGGTAGTAAAGCTATAAAAAGTAAAGTGGTTACAATGCCTAGTCCTAATACTATGAGGAATAAGTTCTTAGATATCGCTGGAGACGCTATTGTTCAACAGGATTATAGGGAGGCTTCAATAGAGGCTATAACAAATATATACGCTCACAAAGCCGTTTCTAATAATATCAATGATACTAACACAGATCAAGAACTAATAGAGAAGTCAATTAAACAAGTTTTTGGTGATATAATCGAAGTCAACGATTCGAAGGTTGTGGGTTTTAGAAAGAATGACGGTAAATTTATCAGTGAAAGTGAGTTTGAGGATCTTTTTGATGGACTAGACAGGGCTACTATTATGAGTGTGCAAGGTGATGTTCCTAGAATAGCTAATGGTAGTGAATTAAGTGAGGATGCCTTAAAAGATGCCCAGCTTGTTGTCGTGGGTGATGGGCTTTACACTATAAGTTTATATGACGAATTTGCCGTAGATAAACAAGGGAATCCTTTTGTGCTTAACCTTAAAGAAATTTATAACAGATAATGTCTTTAGCTACGTTTATAAAAAAAGAGACAGCCCCAATAGGCAATCAACCAATCCAGCAAGAGCCTTCATCTTTTACAGATGTATTATCTAAGCAGTTTAGGTCTTTTAGGGATAATTTCATCACAACATCTAGATCAAACCTTATCAACGATCAAAAATCAGAGCGGGCTAAACTGTTCGAGGAAATAGAGGGTGGAAAATTAGACCCAGCGAGAGCTAGTAATTATAAGCCTTTTGAGGAACCAAGTGCGCAAGCCGTTTTGGAGTTGGGGCCTATTCACATTTCTAACATGAGGAAGAAGCACGATGAAAAATATATAGAAGATTATATTGCCGAGCTAAAACAAAAAGAGCCTGAGAAATACAAGAATATTTTGACAAAAGAAGAATTAGAAGACCAAGCGAGGAAAACGGCCAAGTTGTCAAAGTTAGAAGCTCAACAAGCCTCGGCAAGATCTGGTACATTTTCTGGCGTTTCTGCTAATTTATTAGGTGGTATAGGGGCAGTTGCTACCGATCCTATTAATATTGCTGTACTGCCATTTGGGGCGGCTAGAGGTGCTGGGGTGTTAAGAACAGTTTTAATTGAGGCTGGAGTTAATGCAACAGCAGAATTGGCAACCCAGCCATTCGTGTCTAAGTGGCAAAAAGAATTGGGCGAAGATTATGGGTTTAAAGAGGTGGTGGAAAATGTCGGATTTGCCGCTTTATTTGGCGGCTCTATGGCTGGAGCGTTGAAAGGAGCTAAACCGTCTGCTATGCTTATTTATAATAAGATGTCTAAAATTAAAAATCTAAAACCTTCTCAAAAGATAGCGGCATCTTATATGTCAAAGGTAGCTCATTTAAAAGAGGCTATGCCGTTCGTTAGAAGTAAAACACTTGTTGAAACCAAGAAGCATTACGACAGCGTAAAAGCAGCGTCAGAAGCTCTTGAAAATGGAAAAAAAGTGAAGCCTGATGATATTAAAGTCACGGAGTCAGAATTTCTTGCTTTAGATACAAAGCCAAAAAGAGGCGACACACAAATTGAAAAAGCCAGATTAGCAGAGCTTGAAAGGTTTAAAAAAGATAAAGACCCTTTGGTTTTAGAAGCCTCTAAATTTGATAATGTTGATGATTTTATAGAATCTGTTCCAATTAAAAAAGGATCTTTAGATGGCGCTATGGGGCATAGACCAACAAAAACAGGTGCAAACGCTAGTAATATTACACAAGAAGTTTCTGAGATGGGTTTTCCTGATGATTTTTATAAAAATCCTCAATACTACGAGGATATGAGTGATAAATCTGTCAAAGAATCTTTTAACGCATTAACGAATGTTAAAGGAAGTCCTGATGCGGAGATAACGATTTACAGAGCATCACCAAAAAAAGAATTAAGAACGGGAGACTGGGTTACTTTGTCGAAAGAATATGCAAAAGGCGAAAGTTTAGCAGAAGGGGTAAAGGTTCATTCTTTTAAAGTAAAGGCCAAAGAGATAGAGTTTGCAGGAGATAGTATTAATGAGTTTGGATATTGGGGTCATAACAGTAAAACAAAAGAACAGCTAACAGAAGCATTTAATAAAGCCAAAAAAGAACCAACCCAGAATCAACCCAGAGTCAACCCAGAGTCATCCAATAAAGACGTATTAGAACCCGACTTTATGGATAGGTTGTTAGATGAAAGCAACAACCCTCAATTCATACAAGCTGAAGATATTAATTTTAGAGCATTAGCAGAAGAAAACCCGGACTTGCTAATTTCCTTAGAAGATGGAGAATTTAGGATAGGAGAATTACTAGAAAGATTCGATAATGACGAAAACTTTTTAAAGCAAATAACAACTTGTACAATAGGATAAATGTCTTTTATAAAATGTTTACAATCAAAGGTCGATGAAGGCTTGCTAAGTAAAGGTCAATTAAAAACCCTTGAAAAGAAATTCGAGTCTCAAAAAGAAATATATGCTGACACAATGGGGGACGCTGATGCCGCCAATAAGGCAGCTTTAGACATAATGACTGCAGAAGCTAATCTGATTGCTGAGAAAAAACGAAATACTATTAAAGCCGCTTTAACACAAAACGCCATCAGAAAAAGTCTATTAGAAAAAGTTGAAAAAGGACAGGCTTTTGACGCTGCGGTAAGAGATCTGTTAGAGGATTCGTATTTAAGAAAAGGAACTATCCTTAAACAATATTTTGCCAATATGGATAAATTCGCTGATGAATACAGAAGTAAATTTGCAGGACTTCACAGGAGGCAGGATGGTATAAGAGATGTTGTTGGTGAGTTGTTAGGCAAAAATACAAGCAATGCAGAGGCAAGGCAGTTTGCGACTTCAATAAGAAAAACCTTTGAGCAAGCTAACAAAAGATATAAAAACGCTGGCGGTATAATGGGAGACTTAGAAAACTATTTCCCCACAGCTCACAAAAAAGAACTACTAGAAAAAACATCTTTTGAGGATTGGTATAATCACCTAGAGCCGCGACTAGATAAAAGCAAAATGATAGACCGTGAAACAGGGTTGCCATTTACAAAAGAAAAACTACTTGCTGAGATGAAAGAGGATTACGATGGCATAATAACTAACGGAAGAAGTAACATCTTAAGAGACATAGAAGCTGGCAAATCTTCTATTGGGAAATCTAAGGAAATATCAAACAAGAGGATCTCTAGCAGGTTTTACAGATTTAAAGATGCTGACTCTTTCCTTGAATATAACGACCTCTATGGCGTTGGTGATGATGGTTTATATGACTCTGTTATAAATCACCTCGAATCTTTAGCGAGAGATACAGCTATTCTGGAAAAAATGGGGCCAAAACCAAATGCTTTAATGAGAAGTTTAGATTTAGAAATGCTCGCAAGAGACACCAAAGACTTCAAAAGAAAGTGGACTAATGGAATGTATCAAGTTTTAAACGGCTATGTTGACTCTTCGGTTGGTGAAGGGTGGCTGTTCAGAACAATTGGCAACACTAAAAACTTACTAAGTGCCGCCTTACTAGGTGCAGCGCCTATATCAGCTATATCAGACACAGCATTTACAGCGGCAGCGGCTAATATAAATGGATTGTCTGCAACAAAAACACTAAAGAGATACGCAAAACTACTTAACCCGACCAACTCTAAAGATAGAAAATTAGCAAAAAGAAGCGGTTACATTGCTGATATAGCTAGAGGCTCAGCATTAGCAGATGTCAGGTTTACTGGCGAGAATATGGGCGGCAAGGTGACTGGATGGCTGGCTCAGTTTACAAATAGAGCCAGTGGATTACAGGCGATGACAAAGGCGGCCGCAGATGCAGCGTCAATGGAGCTAGAAGCTACTCTAGCAGAGCTTGTTTTGGCCAAAACAGATTGGGTTAATATAAATAAGGACTTTAAAGCAGGTTTAAAACTTCATAATATCACCAAAGATGACTGGGATATAATAAAGAAGGCTAAAACCTTCTCTCCAGAGGAGGGTGTTAATTTTCTAAGAAGTGAAGACTTGTTAAGGGTTAAAGGTATTGCAGCAAGTAGACTCTTAGAAGTTGGAAATAAAATTGATGACTTTTCTCAATCTTTAAGAATGATCGCCACCAATGAACCAACCTTAAGAACAAGGGCAATCAATACTGGAGCTATCTTAAGTGATGACGCAAGAAGAGGGACGGCAGTTAGGGGTTTAGCAGCTACATTCTTGCAATTTAAGTCATTCCCTATGACTGTTATGTTTAACCACATGATACCATCTATTAAATCCGCCAAACAAGGAAAATATGGACACGCTGCATACTCCTTCGTTGGAGCTTCTTTATTGGGTGGTGGCGCCATGATGTTAAAAGATATAGCCAAAGGCAGAGACCCGCGAGACCCTGAAGATCCTAGATTTTGGGGGGCGGCTATTCTTCAAGGTGGTGGTTTAGGTATTTTTGGCGATTTCCTTTTTGGCAGGGCTGGTTTAGCTGAGTCCATTGGGGGCCCAGTGGTTGGTTTAGCTGAGGATGCGAGAAACACTTTAATTGGCAACTTAGATAAATTGGCTGACGACCCAACATCGGACACGGTAGAAAAAATAAGAAGGGACGCTTTTAACTTAGCTAAAAGAAATATCCCAGCCTCTACCCTCTGGTATTCTAGGCTAGTTGTCGAAAGGCTTATACTAGATCAATTGGAGGAGATGGTGGACCCTGATTATAAAAAAAGAGTTAGGAGGTTGGAAAACAGGCTGGAAAGCCAAACTGGACAGCGTTATTTTTGGAGGAAGGGAAAAAGTTCCCCAAGTAGAACTCCAAGAATAACGAATAAAAAATAACTTGTTTATAATAATATTTTTTTTAAATTAAAATCATGACTATCGCAGAGAAAACAACATCAGCAAGAAACGACTACACAGGAAATGGAGTTCAAACAGAATTTTCATTTACCTTCGAAGTCTTAAACGAAGCTAATTCTTCGACTGGGAAAGACTACACCCTTAAAGTTTTGGTTGATGACGTTGAGCAAACAGAGGACACGGACTACACAGTAGACTATGATTCTTCAACAAGGTTGGGATCTGTTACATTCACTACAGCACCAGCATCAAGTGCCGTAATCACACTATTAAGTCAAATAGCATTAACACAAAGCACTGACTATATTAACATAGGGACAGGCGCCTTTCCTGCTAATTCTCATGAAGATACAGTTGATAAACTAACTTTAATTTCAAGAGAACTAGACGAAAAGATTGATAGATCAATTTTACTACCCGAAAGCTCGACTCTTTCTAATGTAACAATACCTGTATCAAGTGCGAATGCGGGGAAATTTATCACAGTAAATGGCGATGGTGACGACCTGACAGCAAGCGAAATAGCTGATACAGTGGGTTCACCAGTATCAACATACATAAAAACCTTACTAGACGATGAAACAGCTTCAGAAGCAAGAACAACTCTTGGAGCGCAAGAAGATGTTATTACTACAAGGGGCGATATTATTAGAGGTTCTTCTCCTGGAGTTGCTGAAAGATTAGCTTTAGGATCATCAAATCAAATCCCTGTTAGTGATGGAACTGACCTTGTTTATAGTGACAACCAGGCTACAACATCCGCATTAGGTAGAGTTTACCTAAATGACAGAATAACCGTCTCCAACAACGGAACTGACTCAGACCACGACATCGACTTTGCGGCAGGCAACTTCCAATTTGATGATGGAAGTGGGCAAGCTGTAGCAAGCGCCTTAACTAAGCAAATTGATGCTGTATGGGCAGAGGGTGATGCCGCTGGCGGCTTAGATACTGGTTCGGTTGCGGCAGATACGACTTATCATATGTTTGCTATATGGAATCCAACAACTGAGACAGCTGACTTTTTATTTTCAGCATCTTATGTAAGCCCAACGCTTCCAAGCGGATATACCAAGAAAGATTGGGTGATGGCTGTTATAACCGATGGCAGCAGTAATATAAGAGACTTTAAGCAAGACGGCAGATTTATTCAAGGGGGACTAACAGAATATAACAGCACCACTGTTCCTACTGCTTTTACAGACTTAGCTATAAATTTAGTGCCAACTGGCATTAGAATTAGAGTTGTTTTAGTGATTGGTTTGATAGACAATGTTCCAAATCTTATAACTTTTAAAGATAAAGTGACAGATTTCAATTATAACGTATCAAGGGTTGAATCTAATGCCAATGTAGTGAATTGGGTTTCATTTTATACAGACACTAATTCAACTATTCAGCATAAAGGCACTGCAACGCCAGCAAGTACCTATGTTATATCTTCAGCAGGTTGGTTTATTCCTGACGAGCTTTATTAATATTGATAATTATAAAAATGACTCCTTTTTACATTAAAAACACAGACACAAGCGAAATTCTAGAACTAGAAGCAGATTCTTACGAATCACTATCTAAAAACTTTCGTCAAGCCCCTTTTGAATTAATCGAAGGCAAAGAAAGAGATGCGCTTATTTTAAAAGAAAAGAAGGCATCTAAAATTTCACAAATGAAGGCTAACAGAGATGCTTCATTAGATAAACCAATGGTCTCAATCAAAGCCCTAGAGTATGGAACTGATAAAAAGGTTTACTTTAAATTCAAAACCAAAGCAACAGGTAACACAGCCACAGAGCCTTCTACTATTTTAGATAGGGCTCTAAATAGCTCAAGTGTCAAGTATAGTTGCTCTATCATAGAAGGCGAAAAAGAAAGAAAGGGTTATGTTGAAATAACTAAAGATGTGGCTCAAAGCTTAAGTTCGCATTTACAGGTTAGAGCTATAAGCTCTATACAACATTCTAATGATTTAGCTGAAGAAATTAACGCTATAAAAATTGAGGACTTTAAATCTTTAGATGATGCGCTAGATAAATTGAATAACATTAATATAAATTTCTAATGGCTTTAACTAGAGGGTTAACAAGCGGAATAACAAGAGATATAACAGAAGGAATTGTATCTATCCCTAACTTCATCTTCACAGTAAAAACAGACAACGCAGGAACGTCAAACAATGATCAATTCACAGTTCCAACTGTATCAGGCGGAACCTATGATTGCACTGTTTACTGGGGAGATGGGACTTCTGATGATATAACAACTTGGAATGACGCAGCATGGACGCATACCTATCCGAGCGCAGGAACCTACACAGTTAGAATCGTGGACACTATCACTGGTTGGAGATTCAATAACGCCGGTGATGAAGAGAAACTAATTACTATCAGTCAATGGGGTAGCTTAGATTTAACAAATGAAAGCGGAGCATTCTTTGGGTGCAATAAATTAACAGCAATAACAGCAATAGATATTCCTAAGTTCCTTAGTAATTCTGGCGGGGCTGAACTTCTTTCTCTATTCTTCAACTGCAACAACCTAACTTATATCACTAATTTAGAGCAATGGACGGCACCTAATATTAATAGCCGTCAGAATATGTTCTTAAATTGCAACAAGTTAAACCAAGATATCTCCAATCTTATTACGGGTAATGTACACACTATTACAAACATGCTTAGAAATTGCACTTTGTTCGATCAAGATTTATCGGGTGCTGATTTTTCTAGTATTATCGCAGCTACCAACTTTATGGAAGGAACAACAACAATATCAACAGCTAATTATGACGCTTTATTAATTAGCCTAGACGGTCAATCTTTACAATCAGGGGTGAATATCCATTTTGGCAATGCAACATATACAGGATTCTCTGCCGCTGGCACAGCGCATACAAAACTAAGAAACCAGTTAAGCTGGACAATAACAGACAATGGCGCAGATATTGATGCTGACACTGTTCTCTGGCTAGATTCTTATGACTCTACCACAGTTACAGAAGCTTCAGGTTTAGTAAGTCAATGGGATGATAAATCTGGCCTAAGTTATGACGTGACGCAGGCTGTAACAGCTGAAAAACCTTTATACACAGCAAACAGTTATATGACTTTTGACGGTACGGATGATGAGTTAATTAAGGCAACAACAGCATTTAGATACGATGAATATACCGTACTTTCAGTTATAAGAAACTCAACTACTAACACTAACTCTAATGTATCTTATTTCAGTACGCCAGGTGGCAGCAATCCAGCTATTTGGTGTATAGCAAGAAGCACAGGAAGGGTAGGTGTAACAGTGAAATTAGATACCGAAGCAATTCAATCTACCCAAGAGAATAATGATCAAGATGTCGACTTATTACTTAGCAGCTATTCGGGGAGCAGTTCAGATGCACAATATATTCGTATAAATGGGACACAAAAAACAGGTTCAGTTTTAGCTTCAGCGATTGCGAAGGATTCAACAGAGATAGCTATAGGAAGACAGAAATCTACTAGAAACTTTGGCGGTAGAATATATGAGATTATCGTACTTAAAAAAGTATTAACATCAGGTGAATTAAGCTTTATTGAGTCTTACTTGAATGATAAATGGGGGGTGTATTAATGTATAAATTAGGAACTTTAAAACAATTTGAGCTGGAAGACCAAGAAGCTAAAAAAGCTGCTGGTTGGACTAGTGAAGAAATCAAGAATGGTAAAGTCACTGTAATAGAGGATGAGGGTGAGACTTATGAAAATAAACAGACTCAGGTTTTAGCTAAGAGACAGAATCCTAATGGATCTGATGAATATCTATGGGAAAGTATAAGTGGGGATATTAAAGATCCATTTAACATAAAATCTTCATGGAAAAAGCAAATTAAGGGTCATAAATTCGCAAAATACTATGTAGCCCAAAAGTCAATCTGTAGCGTATCTAATTCTGGCGAGAAGGATTGTTATCTATATAGGGAAGTGAAAGTTGGTCAAGTTGTCAGTTTCGGGTCTAATGTTTGCTCTATTGAAATCTTTGATACAGAGGCGCAGTATTTAGGTAGGTTGAAGGAATTAGACATTGCGATGGAAGAGGCGATATGAGCAGAGCGGTGGAATCTTTAACAGCTACGTTAAACCACTTAATGACTGAAACATGGGGTGGTATAATTGGATTCTGGGGGCTGCTTGTTGCAATACTCTTCAAGTTCTTCGTGTTTCTTGGTGAATGTATGGCCGCCGGAGCTATTAAAAAAAGCATAGACAGCGCAATGCCTCAAATAATTAAATTGATTAAAGAGGAGATAGCGCCACTTAAGAAAGATGTTACGCATTTAAAAGAGGTTATACCCCAATACAGACAAGAGAAGCACGCAATAGAAGGGGAGCTAAAAACCATAAAACGCACCATTGTAGATGATGACAAAGAAATATTAAAAGACCTAAGAATCTTAATTAAAAAACAAAATGAGAACCACGAATCTTAAACTTATACTAGATTTTTTAAAGTGGTACACTGAAAACAGAAAATGGCAATCTAGGCTAATTTTAACAAGTTTCTGCCTCTCGATTGTTAAAGGTGACGTAATGATAATAATAAAATATTTAGTACAATGATATTTATAATACTAGGCGCAATATTCAATAGAATCAGAGGCGGCTGGCTAACTGACTTAGTCGATAAAACCACAACCACAAAAAAGATCCTAATCAAGCTGAAGATATACAGAAAGAACGAGGTTCAGCACGTAAGAGATTTAAACGCTACTATATTCGCCATTACCTACTGTTTATACTTTAACATTGATATAAAGTATATAATAATATTTTACCTCTCTATGAGACTTGCTGCATCATTTGGCTGGGGTGGTTACATAGAAGGGATGATAAGCAAAGAAATACAGCACAATAGAGATGATGTTGGCCTCTTGGATAAGTGGTTCAGAAGCGATAGACATCCAGTCGCTAGTAGTTGTGCTGCCTTAAGCTTTAGGGGTGTTATGTGGTCAACCTCAATCTACTTGGCTTTTCTATCATTAACTTACTTCGGATATGAATTTAACCCTTCATATCATTATATCCCACTACTTGGCTTCGCTATGGGTTCTATCTATCTTGCTTCTTGCGAGATAATGCAAAGAATAACTATCAGAGGTAATGGCTGGCAGTTAGGCGAAGTTCTTTTTGGGGCCTATATTTGGTTTACACCTTGTTTATTAATCAATTAAAAAAGAAATGAAGTATTTAAAACCAATTTTAGCAATTTTAGGTTTGCTATTTAAAATGATTCCACTACAAGTCAGGATAAATATGGCTATCCTTATTTTAAGGGAAACAGCAAAAAAAACTGATAATGAACTTGACGACAAGATTGTTGACGAGGTTGAAATTAAAGCGAAAAAATGGACGAAGATTCTGAAATCGAATTACAAATAAACATGACTGGCTGGTGGTAATATTCAAGTACATTAAAACAGCACTAATATTTATTGCTGGTGGCTTTTTATTCTACTTTGGCGGGTTAATGACCAAGTCAAAGCACCAGAAGAAAAAGCAGCGAGAAAAAGATTTGATTATAAAAAACTTAAAGAGCGATGCAAAAATTAAAGAGCGTATTTCTAAGCTTAGTTTTAATGAGCTTAGTAGCAAGTTGCTATCCAAGCAAAGAAATAATCGTATCAAGTGATTTCTGTTACTCTTACATTAGGTTGACCGATAGCCTGTCAGAGGTTGTGATTAGGCATTGGAAAATCAATCAAGAGATTATAACAAAAAAAGAAAAGAATTTAGAGGCTTTAACGCCAAACGAAGCATTGCTGAAAGTATTTATTGAAAATATATCACGCAATGATGAGTTTTGGGAAGATAAATGCAAAAACCGCAGCACTCATAAAATAAATTATTGGTCATGAATAGATTAAAAAGAAAAAACTTTTCACCTAATGAATTTTTTGTTAGCGATACAGCTAGAAGATTAGGTATAGAAAACTATCCAACTGAAAACGTTAAAGAAATACTGGATAATTTAGAATCAACGGCGGACATGATGCAGGAGGTAAGGGAGGAATTAGGTCACCCTATTATCATAACTTCAGCATATAGGTGCAAGGCTGTTAATGATGCTGTAGGTTCAAGCGACAAATCTCAACACTTACAGGGCTTGGCTTGTGATTTTGTCTGCGAGGGTTTCGGAGAGCCGAAAGACATAGTAAGGTTTTTAAAAGGAAAGGGCTTCAAAATTGACCAATGTTTTAATGAGGGGTCTTGGGTTCATATTAGTAGAATAAGAGAAGTGAGAAATAGAATGATGTATGGTCACTATCTACCTAACGAATCAGGCAAAAGAGTATTTAAGCCATTACCTTAAATCTGGTTCACCTATATTATACTGATATATATAATTAGATTCTGCGCGCTCCACTGGCATGCCAAGCAGGATAGCATCTATAATAAAAGCTAAAGCACCAGCAAAAAATAAACCTACAATCAAATAGAATAATCTTCTATATAATTTAGTATTTAAAATAGTCATAATTAAACCATTGGCGATACAACTAACAACACTAACATTACAACGACTAATTCC